ATGCAAACCGTTATTTTTGGTCGTTCGGGTTGCCCTTACTGTGTGCGTGCAAAAGATCTGGCTGAGAAATTGAGCAATGAACGCGATGATTTTCAGTATCAGTATGTAGATATTCGTGCGGAAGGGATCACTAAAGAAGATCTACAACAAAAGGCAGGTAAACCCGTAGAAACCGTGCCGCAGATTTTTGTCGATCAGCAACATATCGGCGGCTATACCGATTTTGCTGCATGGGTGAAAGAAAATCTGGACGCCTGATCGTCTGACAAGCCCTCGCGTTGAGGGCTTTACTGATTTTTTCTGTGCTGTGGTTTAAACAAACTACTGATAAATAAGAAACACAGTGCCCCCAGCGCACACCAGAACACCGCGCTTAGTAACCATGCCAGCTCTTGCCAGAATGAGCGCGTCGGTGAAAAAAACAGCCGCATAATGAGCATCGAACAGGGTGCCGCCAGCATTGCGCCAAACAGAGGTTTCAGGACTTCTCTACGCTGTGAAAAGAAGCTGGCGACTGCTCCAGGAAGAATGAAAAATAGCAAGCCGATTTCAGGATGCCCGGCAGCCCGAAAAGCGCCTTTCATGTGCGTCGCCAGAAAAAGGCACACCACAATGAAGAGGACAAAACAGCAGATTGCCCCCGCCCAACGTTGTTTATGTTTCACTCGTTCCTCCTGACACTGCGTCTATCGAACACATTTTTCGCCAGTGTGGCGTTCAGTAAGATAAAGCCGCTTCGCATTCCATGCTAATATAGGCCAACGCAATTCATATAGCCGTTGATACCTAATGTGATTACACTAGTAAAATATATTGTTACTTTACTATCGTTTAGGTGCGCTGAATGAATCTGCGCCCTGAATTCTGGTAAAAAACATTATCGTAAATTACCATTTCTTTCAACAGCTTACTAGTAAACAAGAAGTTAGCCTCCGTGAATATAAACGTCGCCGAATTGTTAAATGGGAATTACATTCTGTTATTATTTGTGGTCCTCGCGCTTGGGCTATGTCTCGGAAAGTTACGACTTGGTTCGATCCAACTGGGTAATTCCATTGGCGTTTTAGTCGTATCGCTGTTATTAGGCCAACAACATTTCAGCATTAACACCGATGCGCTTAATCTTGGCTTTATGCTGTTTATTTTCTGCGTCGGGGTCGAAGCCGGACCGAACTTTTTTTCCATTTTTTTTCGCGATGGGAAAAATTACCTAATGTTAGCACTGGTGATGGTTGGCAGTGCGCTGGTGATCGCCTTAGGGTTAGGTAAGCTGTTTGGCTGGGATATTGGCCTGACGGCCGGTATGTTAGCAGGCTCTATGACGTCGACACCGGTTCTGGTCGGTGCTGGCGATACACTGCGTCATTCCGGCATGGAAAGCAGGCAGCTCTCACTGGCACTGGATAATCTGAGCCTCGGGTATGCCTTAACCTATTTAATCGGTCTGGTGAGTTTGATTGTTGGTGCGCGTTACTTGCCGAAATTGCAGCATCAGGACTTACAGACCAGCGCCCAGCAAATCGCCCGCGAACGTGGCCTGGACACTGATGCCAACCGTAAGGTTTATTTACCGGTGATCCGCGCCTATCGCGTCGGCCCGGAACTGGTGGCCTGGACCGACGGCAAAAATCTGCGTGAACTGGGTATTTATCGACAAACCGGCTGCTACATTGAACGTATTCGACGTAACGGGATTCTGGCAAATCCAGACGGTGATGCCGTGCTACAAATGGGCGATGAAATAGCGTTGGTAGGCTATCCCGACGCCCATGCCCGACTCGATCCCAGCTTCCGTAACGGTAAAGAAGTTTTCGATCGTGACCTTCTCGACATGCGTATCGTCACTGAAGAAGTGGTCGTTAAAAACCATAACGCTGTAGGTAAACGTCTCGCACAACTGAAGTTGACCGATCACGGTTGCTTCCTTAACCGCGTCATTCGTAGCCAGATTGAGATGCCGATAGATGACAACGTCGTGCTTAACAAAGGTGACGTTTTACAAGTCAGCGGCGATGCCCGCCGCGTAAAAACCATCGCCGATCGCATCGGCTTTATCTCGATTCACAGCCAGGTCACTGACCTGCTGGCATTCTGCGCCTTCTTTGTTATTGGGCTGATGATCGGGATGATCACCTTCCAGTTCAGCACATTCAGTTTCGGCATGGGGAACGCTGCCGGGTTGTTATTCGCCGGAATTATGCTGGGCTTTATGCGTGCTAACCACCCGACCTTCGGTTACATTCCGCAGGGTGCATTAAGCATGGTGAAAGAGTTCGGCTTGATGGTGTTTATGGCAGGCGTTGGTCTGAGCGCCGGTAGCGGTATTAATAACGGCCTGGGCGCGATTGGCGGTCAGATGTTGATTGCCGGATTGATTGTCAGTCTGGTGCCCGTGGTTATCTGTTTCTTGTTCGGTGCTTATGTATTGCGAATGAACCGCGCGCTGTTGTTCGGCGCAATGATGGGCGCACGTACCTGCGCGCCGGCAATGGAGATCATCAGTGATACAGCTCGCAGTAACATCCCGGCGCTGGGCTATGCGGGCACCTATGCAATCGCCAACGTCCTGCTGACGCTGGCAGGGACAATCATCGTCATGGTATGGCCAGGATTAGGATAAAACTGAAGTTGCCCTGAAAATGAAATTTTTTTGCACAACCGCAGAACTTTTCCGCAGGGCATCAGTCTTAATTAGTGCCACTGCTTTTCTTTGATGTCCCCATTTTGTGGAGCCCATCAACCCCGCCATTTCGGTTCAAGGTTGATGGGTTTTTTGTTGCCTGAAATTTAAGCTGTTTAAAATCATGATGTTAGAAGCACTGTTTTTTAACGATGGCGACAAAATGGCGGCAGCGTCAAAGAGAGAGCGCCACCTGTCCTGATTTCATTGGATGCGGCTGAACCGGATTTGACTCTTTTGGCGTTGCAATCGAACGAACAAAAGTTTCATGGGTAACAAAAGTATGGCTGCAGTTAATGTTCTGGCACTGGTTGTAACGCTCTTTGGTCAATGAAGATACCTGAAAACTGCTGCGAGTATGGGCGGCACTTCCACACAGTGGGCAAATCATCATTTTTCGAGTTCTCCCCATTTTTGCTAAATTCACAATAATGATACCGCATTATTCCATTTTGCAAACTTAAAAGTTCTCCATTGCGAAGAATCATTCCATTTCGAAATCATCAATCCTCACTTCAAGCTCCAGACTGGTCGTAAAACCATTATCCGGGCTTACGGTATGCGTCAGAGTCGTAATGGTCCATTCCGCATCATCTATCGGCTGTTTAAAGCCACTGACTTTCACTGGCATTTCCGTGTAGAGATCTGCCCGCCCTTCCGCCAGTTGTAACGAGAATGACGCAACGCCGCGTTGCAGGCGTTCCCACTGCATTTTCGCCGCTCGTTCGGCGTTGCTCCGGTTGGCATAAGTGCGATTAAGTACCAGCACGTTTTCATCCGTACCCACCAGGTAATCGCCCTGCTTCGCTTCCGGCTCTTTCTTCTGCTTCTTAGTCCTGCGCTTACGCTTCACCGTGGTGCTTTCTTTCTTCGCGGGTTCGCGGGTATGCAACCAGCTGGCAATTACGCCCGTGTAGGCTCCGCGATCTGCCAGGGTAAAGCGGTGACTGTCGCCGTCCTTACGTGTGATAGTGATAACCGGTAGTGGTTTACCGCTGGCGCTTTTACCCTGTCCCTGCCGGATGAATAACAGATTGCCATTTTTCACCGACGCAATAGCACCGTACTGGCGCGCCAGCCGCATCAGAAAACTGCCGTCACTCTCATTGGTCTGGTCTATATGCTCCACGGGTTTATCCGACAGGTCTTCACCCAATGCCATCTTCAGTTTGTGCCGCGCAGATATTTCCTTCACCACTTCCCCAACGGTGGTCTTGTGCCACGATTTTTCACGGCGGGTAGTTTTGCCTTTGCGGCCTCTTTACTGACAATGCCGAGTTTCTCCAGCAACCAGGAAACGCCGGATTTCAGGGAGTCCAGCGGATGCATGACCATATTCAGCCCTTCCGCCAGTGCCTCCCCGAATCGCCGCCCCATTGCCGCTGCACTCTGCAGTTCGGCAGAGGTCGACTTAACGGGCGTCAGCAGATCAGTAAACCAGCCCCACAGCGCCTGCACTTTGTCGCCAATCCACTGGAACACAGGCTTAAGCGGTTCGAACGCTGCACTGATGGGACCTGCCGCCGCTTTGAATCCTTCCACCACGCCACCAAGAAATGCGGTGATGGGTTGCCAGTATTTCCAGACAACCAGTGCCACACCCGCCAGTGCAGTAACCACAAGACCTATCGGACTAAGCAGAGCACCTAACAGACCAGATACGGCATACAGGGCAACGCGCAACATCGCCAGCGGACCGGATGCCAGTACTCGCAGCACCGTGCCTGCGGCAGCCAGCCCGTCGCGTAGTGCTGCCAGTGGATTCATAAACATCACAGCAACCGCACGTAAACCGGATAATCCAGACCGCAACAGTGCAACCGGCGCACCTGCTACAGTTTTCAGGACATTTCCCGTCAGTGATGCCGTGCGGCGCAAAGACGACAACGGAGCAGTAAGTAAGCCTGCGGCGTTGCCCGATGAAGCAAGCCCGCGTCGCAGCACTGCCAGTGGAGCGCCAGCCAGCCAGGACAACGCGCTGCTGGTTCGTGTTACTGCTGCCGTAACGGAAGGTAACGTTTTGATGCCCAGCACAGAGAATCCCAGACGGATGACTGCCAGCGGCCCCAGCACTGCAGCCAGCGCCACAGCCAAGGTGCCGAGGCCTACGGTAACCGCAGCCACAACAGCCGCTACTTTCATCAGTGTGCCCGTCAGTTCCGGGTTAGCTTCGACCCAGCGACGCAACGCTCCCGTAACGCTTTTCACCGTGTACAGAATATCCATCAGCGGCTGGCGCAGCGTTTCGCCCAGGCTGCTGAAGGTATTCTGCGCTCCGGTTTTAACCAGCAACCACTGAGCAGAAAGTGAGTCCTTGTTGATGTCGGATTCTTTCTGCATGGAACCGAGCGCATCATTGCCCGCTGTCAGTTTTAGCTGGCGCTGTAGTTCCGGCAGGTTGTTTGCCAGTTTCGCCGCGTCATCGCCAAACTCTTTACCAAACAACATGGTCATGGCAGACAGACGCTTGTCCTGCGGCAGTGCGTTCACCTTCTCCAGCACACGCTGGATAGTTCCCATCGCATCCTTCGTCATCTGCTTTTCAATCACTTCAGGATTGAGTTTCAGCAGATTCATCCCTTCAAAGAAACTCTTGCTTTGCATGGTGGCAATGGACAATTCACGCACCATCGCGTTTGCTGCACTGGCTGCAACCTCCGGCGCAGCGCCCAGTGTCAGAAAGGTGGAACCCAGCGCCGCCGCTTTACGATAATCCAGACGATCAGCCACACCGCCCAGGCGTTGCATGACATCAATGATGTCTGCCCCTTTCGACAACCACTGACGGTAAGCTGTACCTCCGGTGAGTGCCGGACGTTCCCGCAGCCGGGTAATGTCAGCAGGCAAAGGAGTATCAGCCCAGCGGCGTAAATCCTCGTTCTCACGTTTCAGTTCCTCGATCCGGTGTTGTCGTTGTCTCAGCAGTGCGCTGGTCTGTTCTGCTTCGGCATAGAGCCGCGCCTGCTCCCGGTTATTGGTTTCAGTCAGAATGGACAGACCGATCAGCTGGCTGTTTTTCTTCGTCAGTTCCTGCGCTTTACTTTTCAGCGCCGCGCGCTGCGTTTCGATGGTGTGGCTGGCGCTGTTAAGCCGCCACGACTGCCAGCCCAGCGCAACGAGTGCCAGCGCCACCACTACTGCCAGCGCACGCGTCATAGTCCAGCTCCTTTAAGGCACCAGGCCATCTCCCGCGCACGGCGGTTATCCAGCCCCTGATTAAAAACACCTTTCACATAAACCCAGCGCGGCAACTGTCGGCACGCATCCGCCCAGCGCCGCTGATTGAGCAATTTCACCAGCGTGGAACTGCAGGCATTGCCCGTTCCCACGTTGAAGGCAAACGACACCGCAGCGTCATACACCTTCTGCGGCGGCTGTTGCTTCACACACCTTTCCAGCGCCCGCTCCACACGCAGCACGTTGGAGATCAGCCCTTCCGCTGCCTGTCGTTCCGTAATGGTTTTGCCCGGGATGACGCCCGATGTATTACCAATGCCGTCGGTCCAGACACCCGCGCTGCACTGATACGGCTGCAGACGACAGCCTTCGTAATCAGCAATCAGTTTCAGCCCCTCCACGGAGGTGTGAAGCTGCTGAAAACCCGGCAGCGTGGCAGTAATAGCCAGCACGGTCCCGACAAGGCAGCGTTTAACGATTGATGGATTCATAGTCCTCCCGCGAGATCTGCCCGTCGCGCAGAAGCTGGTAGGCTTTGTGTTTGTAGTACCAGTTGATAGCCAGCATCAGCACACCAATCATCAGGCCGCCCAGCGTTGAGGCATCCTTGATGGACAAATCGCCCAGCCAGGCCAGCACGACGGCGATGCAATACGTGATAAAGGCGCTGATTCGCTCAAGCGTCATAATTCAGTCCCATAGCTGGACGGTCTGCACGGTGGTGGTTGTCGGTATGTCCGGCAGCTCCACCTGCAACCCGTGAGGTAAAAAAGGGCCGTATTCGGCAAGCCCCGGATTTGCCTTCAGTACCTGCTCCGTGACACCCTGCGTGCGCCCGTAATGACGCCAGCAAAGCGCGTCCACCGTGTCATACTGATGCGCACGCACTTTCATCAGATAAGCTCCACTGTGCAGTGCGGCGCATCCTGCACCCGGCTGATGGCCCAGCGGGCGTCACGCCACAAATCACCGCTTGCTTCCGCCAGTTCCTCGCCCCGCTTCACACCGGATGCCGTGGCGTCATAGTCCTGATAACGCTCGTTGAGCATGGCGCGTGCCCAGCAGTAAACCGCGTTGAAATAGTGATGAATGCGCTCACTTTTGCCGTCCAGCTGTTCCGCCGGAACCTCAGCCAGCGACACATACCCCAGCATCTGCTGACGTCTGCGAAACTCATACAGCTCTGCGTTGACCTCCGAAATTGCCGACAGCGCAACCTGCTTTAAACGCGGCTGCGTCACCGTGCCGTCAGTGCGCATGACACAGCGAAACTCCGACAGGTCCACATCAGGCCAGAACGGCGTATTTCTGATGATTTCCGCCTGTTCCGGTGCCTGTTCTGGCGCAACAAACTTCATGCTGCTTTCTCCTGAAATAAAGGACGGTGGACGGGGTTTTGATGTGGCAGTGCCTTTCGCCACCCCGTGCCGCCCGTGCGCGGGGGCACGTTCTGTCAGCGGCTGTCATTGCGCAGTCTGCGCTCCAGCTGCTGTTTGTCTTTTTTCACGCCACAGCGGGGATCGAGCTGTAACGCATGGTTGAGATGATTAAGGGCGGAAGCCGGATTGCTTTCACTCAGGACAGCGCCAATCGCTTTATGCAGACGCGCCCGTGACTGGTCCGGCATATCCAGACCGTCTGTCAGTTCCAGCGTCTGCAGCAACAGATCAGCATCAAAGCCGATGGCGGCAAGCATTGCGCTCTGCGCTGCGTCTGCCATTTCCTCTGCCAGCACGGTCTGCACGTTGCGGTTACCCAGCGGCATCACCCAGCCATGACGCAGGGCATGACGCCCGATCTCCAGCGCCCCGGCATAATCTCCGGCATCAATGCGCCACAGCATCACGTACATCAGTACGTCATCCTGCTGTGCGCCTCCGGCAGCCAGGACACCCTCCGCCCAGGCGGCGTACTTCGGCAGCAGCTCCACTTTGATTTCCGCTTTTTTGACCGTGGACTGAACGCCCTTGAGACGGCGGCGGTCTTCCGCCAGTTGCAGCAGCATCAGGTCATAGCCCGACGCGTGGCGAACACTGCCGCCCTCGCGGGCGGCCTGTTCAGCCTGAACGCGCAGGCGATGCTGCCGTGCGGGACTCAGGCTCATGGTTTATGCTCCGGCTTCTGCGGCGGTGCTGAAGTCGCCAATCTGGATGTTTTCCACCAGTGCTGTGCAGCGGTAGTCCTCAACCACATAGGCTTCGTTAACGGATTCAAAGTTTTCAATCCGGTCACGTTTCGGGTTGTCGATAACTGAACGGCGGCGGGTGTCTTCCTGCCAGTAGATGGACAGGTTATCCAGACGGGTGATCAGCAGCGCATTCGGCGGGAAGAACGGCGCACGCACGGCCTGCAGGCCACCCATGCGTTTCTGGCTGATGATCATATCGGCAGCCAGTTTTTCACTGTTTTCCTGCTCTTTGTTGACCAGCGGGAAATACTTATCAGACAACAGTTCACGGCCGCAAATCACCACCAGATCGTCATCGTCCTGGTAGACCACGTCGATAAGCTCATTAACGGCATCCATCACCACGGCGTCCAGGTTGGCATATTCGCCACCTTTACCGACTTTCACCGCGCCCGGTGTGGTTTCACCGCCCGTGGTGGTGCTGCCCATGACGTGATCCGGTGCATCCTCACGGATTTTCTGCAGCCAGCCTTTATTCACATCCTGCAGCAGCGGGTTTTCGCTACGGTTGGAGGTTTTCGCACGCTTCACGCCGTTAAAGCCGATCATGATGCGGTCCAGTGCCTGACGTTTCACGATGGCGTCACGGATACGCACCTGGAAATCCTGAAACTTCGCCCACAGGTCCAGCTTCGCGTAGGTCAGCACCGTGTCAAAGTTGGTCTGCTCGCATTTATATTCCACATCGACCATCAGCGTCGGATCGACAGGTTCACGCTCTTTCGCGGTGGTATCAGTGGTTCCGGCAATGGTGCTGCCAACTCCCAACCCCAGCAGCTGACCGGACTGCTCAGTCACTGGCGTGACGTTAATCAGCGTCAGGAAAGCGGCGGACTGCTGGATCTGGTCTTCCAATGTCTGCTGCACGGACGGCTCTACGGTGAACTTGCTGGACAGTTCTTCAACTGCCACACCGTTCAGACGCGCCAGTTGCTGCAGGTAAGCGTTAAAAGCAAAGCGGGTATTCTTCTTCATCAGGTTTTGTGCTCCATCAGCAATTGGTCAGAGTGTCAGCGGGGGCGTTACCACCTGTTGCACGCTGGCGGTAGTCCTGGCGGCTGTCTTCTTGGCTCAGCTTGTCCACCAGTTCGTTAAAGGCGGTCTGCTGTGCCTGCAGGGCAGTCTCCAGCTCAGACAGGCGTTCTTCCTGCTCAGACAGGGATTTTTCGGTGCGCGCACTCAGGTTCTGCTGCTCAGTGGCGACCAGTTCCACGGCCTTATGCACATCAGAGAACCGGGCGTCATCGGACTGCTCTTTTTTGGTGAACAGCGCCGTGACACGGGCAAACAGGGACGGCTTGTCCTCCTGGATTTCTTCCAGTTCGATCACCGTTTCCTCTGCGGCGGTAAAGAGATTGGCGGGATTTTGCTTGCGGTTTGCCAGCGGGTTATGGGCTGCACTGGCGCTGAATGCCAGCATTTCAGTGCCCAGGCTGGCAGGGTCATCAGTGGCAGCCAGCCCGACCAGGTAGGCTTTGCCCGTATCAGCAAACTTTGGGCTGACTTCCATAGAGGTGAATAATTTCTGGCCTTTTTTCACTAGCTCCACCAGGGACTCTGTTGGCTCAACGTCGGCATACAGCGCCATCTTGCCTGCCAGCGGACCTTCCGTGATTTCTTCAGCAAACAGCGCCGTCACCTTGCCGTAGCGGTTAAAGGTGCTGTCCGGCAGATAAGACTTGATGTGCTCAAGGTTAATCAGCGCGGTATACACCGCCGGGTTGTAGCTGGCTGCCATCTGTTCCAGCCATTCACGCTGGATTTCGCGTCCGTCGGTGGTGGCACCTTCCACCCCGATGCGAAAACGCTTTGCTTTCACTGTCATGAGCCGTGCTCCGTTAGAAAAAACTTACTGGAGCCTTATGGTTGCGGCGATGGGGGCAGTGAAACAATGCGCGGTATTTGTACCGACAACCACACAAACCGCAGGCGGGGAAAGCCTTCATTCAAGGCTGTAGGTTTGTGCCATGAACACCACACTGACACCCGCAGATCTCGATCCCCGTCGGCAGGCCATGCTGCTGTACTTTCAGGGATACCGCGTAGCCCGCATTGCTGAAATGCTGGGCGAGAAAGTTGCAACCGTTCACAGCTGGAAAAAACGCGACAAGTGGGGTGACTATGGGCCGCTGGACCAGATGCAGCTCACCACCGCCGCACGCTACTGCCAGCTCATCATGAAGGAGCACAAAGAAGGGAAAGATTTCAAAGAGATTGACCTGCTGGCGCGCCAGTCTGAGCGCCACGCGCGGATCGGCAAGTTTAACAATGGCGGCAACGAAGCCGACTTAAACCCTAACGTCGCCAACCGCAATAAAGGCCCACGCCGTCAGCCGGAAAAGAATGTTTTCACCGATGAGCAGATTGAGAAGCTGGAAGAAATCTTCCATTCCTCCATGTTCAACTACCAGCGCCACTGGTGGGAAGCCGGAAAAACCAACCGCATCCGCAACCTGCTGAAGTCTCGCCAGATCGGCGCGACCTTCTATTTTGCCCGTGAAGCCCTGATTGACGCCCTGCTTACCGGACGCAACCAGATTTTCCTTTCTGCCAGTAAGGCTCAGGCCCACGTCTTTAAACAATACATCATCGACTTCGCCAAAGAAGTGGAGGTGGAGCTGAAAGGCGATCCGATGGTGCTTCCTAACGGGGCCACGCTTTACTTCCTCGGCACCAATGCCCGCACGGCCCAGAGTTACCACGGCAACCTGTATCTGGATGAATATTTCTGGATACCGAAATTCCAGGAGCTGCGCAAAGTGGCTTCCGGTATGGCTATTCACAAAAAATGGCGACAAACCTATTTTTCCACGCCATCCAGCCTGACACACAGTGCTTATCCGTTCTGGTCCGGTGCGCTGTTCAACCGTGGGCGCAACAAAGCTGACAAGGTGGACATCGACCTGTCCCACAGCAATCTGGCCCCCGGCCTGCTGTGCGCAGACGGGCAATACCGCCAGATAGTCACCGTGGAAGATGCGGTGCGCGGCGGCTGTAACCTGTTCGACCTCGACCAGTTGCGCATGGAGTACAGCCCGGACGAATACCAGAACCTGCTGATGTGTGAGTTCGTGGACGATCTCGCGTCCGTGTTCCCGCTCAGCGAGCTGCAGGCGTGCATGGTGGACAGTTGGGAAGTCTGGACCGACTTTCATGCACTGGCGCTGCGCCCGTTTGGCTGGCGCGAAGTGTGGATCGGTTATGACCCGGCAAAAGGTACGCAGAACGGCGACAGTGCCGGATGCGTGGTGGTGGCTCCGCCAGCCGTGCCGGGTGGTAAGTTCCGCATTCTTGAGCGTCACCAGTGGCGCGGGATGGACTTCCGCGCCCAGGCTGACGCCATCAAAAAACTCACCGAACAGTACAACGTTACGTATATCGGTATCGACTCGACCGGCGTTGGTCACGGGGTTTATGAGAACGTGAAAGCGTTCTTTCCTGCCGTCCGGGAGTTTGTCTATAACCCCAATGTTAAAAATGCCTTGGTACTCAAGGCCTACGACATTATCAGCCACCGCCGTCTGGAGTTTGACGCCGGACACACTGACATTGCGCAGTCATTCATGGCAATCCGTCGCGCAACCACCGCCAGCGGCAACCGCCCGACCTATGAAGCCAGCCGCAGCGAAGAAGCCAGCCACGCCGATCTGGCCTGGGCAACAATGCACGCACTGTTTAACGAACCGCTGCAGGGCGAATCCGCCAATACCAGCAATATTGTGGAGATTTTTTGATGGGTAAGAGTGAGAAGAACCGCGCTGCGGCGACGAAACAGATCCAGCTTAAAAGCCAGACTACAGCCGAAGCATTCAGCTTCGGCGATCCCGTTCCTGTTCTGGACCGCCGAGAACTGCTGGACTATGTGGAATGCGTACAGATGGACCGTTGGTATGAGCCGCCCGTCAGCTTTGACGGACTGGCGCGCACCTTCCGCGCTGCCGTGCATCACAGTTCCCCGATTGCAGTAAAGTGCAACATTCTGACCAGTACCTATATCCCTCATCCGCTGCTCAGCCAGCAGGCTTTTTCGCGTTTTGTGCAGGACTATCTGGTATTTGGTAACGCCTACCTGGAGAAACGCACGAACCGATTCGGTGAAGTTATCGCCCTTGAGCCTGCGCTGGCAAAATACACCCGACGCGGGTTAGACCTGGATACCTACTGGTTTGTGCAATACGGTATGACAACCCAGCCGTATCAGTTCACGAAAGGCAGCATTTTTCATCTGATGGAACCGGACATCAACCAGGAGATCTACGGCCTGCCCGGTTATCTTTCTGCCATTCCGTCAGCCCTGCTCAACGAGTCCGCCACGCTGTTCCGCCGCAAGTATTACATTAACGGTAGCCATGCAGGCTTCATCATGTATATGACCGATGCCGCGCAGAACCAGGAAGATGTGAACAACCTCCGCAACGCAATGAAAAGCGCCAAAGGCCCTGGCAACTTCCGCAATCTGTTTATGTACTCGCCTAACGGCAAAAAGGACGGACTTCAGATCATCCCGTTGTCAGAAGTCGCAGCGAAAGATGAATTTCTTAACATCAAGAACGTGAGTCGTGATGACATGATGGCCGCGCATCGTGTTCCGCCACAGATGATGGGGATTATGCCGAATAATGTTGGGGGTTTTGGGGATGTGGAGAAGGCTAGTAAGGTTTTTGTGATAAATGAATTAATTCCTTTGCAAAAACGATTTATGGAAATAAACGCATGGCTCGGGGAGAAACTTATAGAATTTTCTCCATATGAGCTTAACTAAAATATTAGTTGCCAGTACCGTATTGTTGCTACTGGCAATTGCAATAAAATTACAAATATGTATTGCTATGTAGAGATGTGTTTATTCCATCTTCTATCTCAATTTTTGACGAAGCATACTCATCATTCGCACTATCATCAATATCAAACTCATCTTGTAGATGAAGTGACTCATTTAACGGTTTATAAAACTCACCCATCATCATTTTGTAATGGGCAGTATGCTCACTACACTCAAATATCTTCTGAAAAACAATTAAATATTTTTGCACAGACTCCGTATCTAAATTCATATAAAGATCATCACCTGCAAAATGAGAACCATCATTAATCCATGACACTAAAGATTTAAATATGATTTTTTCATCACCATAAAAATGACACTCAAGCTTCCTAATATCCATCCCTCCTAATATCTTAAAGTAATTCTCCAAAATCCTTCGCATTGTATTTTGTATAGTATTATTATTAATATCTGTTCTTCTCAATTCGCACCAGAGCAAATCATAAGACGTTTTTATTGGGTTTGATTCGCACTTTTCAAGATATGAGACCTTCCCTTTTTTCCTTACAATCCAAAAAGTCTCCTCTTTCATTGCTTGATTACCGGATCTTTTAGTATTAAAAGTCAACTCTTTATGAAAATAAATATTATGCGTAAGGAATATAATTTGCTTAATATTTCCTTCATCCTTACGAACATCCTCCATTAAATCTTTAATCAACGAACTTACAATAAACAGAATATCACTATCTAAACTTGAAATTGGATCATCAAATACTACAACACGATCATCTAAAACACCTGATGCATTATCACTCCCTCTAACAAGACTATAAAAATACAAAAAAGTGATAAATGTCTTTTCTCCCTCGCTAAGAGTTGTACGAGCATTATCTCCACTATCTCTCACTATCATATAATGCTTTTTATCTTCGGAGGGTTTTAAGTAAAAATTTTTGAAGCCATAAGAATCCAGAATCTTGTTAATTTTTGTAATAGTTGGAAGAGTACTGGTTTTATTAGACTCAATTGCCTCAATAGCCGAAGCATTTAACATTAACTTCTTTTTGTCTTCCTCTAACCCAGATTTAAGTCCTTGTAACCTCCTACTAAATTTATCAGATTCGCTACGGTAAGAAGTTATTTCAGACTTTAACTCCACCTTTACGATATATGCCCATATCTGATTAGAAAGATTACTAACCTCTACCTTTCTATTACTGTGTATTTTGTTATTATTATCTATCAATAGATTTGAATCATTCAAAAAAGAAATAAAATCATCAACAACTTCACTTAAGTCACTAAAATGAACTGATTCACTTAAAAAATTGCGTTTGTTTTTTGCTAATTCAAAATTCTTGTTTAATTCAGATAATACTATCTTAGCCTTATCCTCAAATACTTCATAATTTATGAATGGAGATTTAATCGCCCTTATATCATCTATCGCCTGCAAGATATTATTAAGTTGATGTTCATATTGTAAAACCAATGCATCGATTTCTCTTTTTTTTAACTCATATGTTTTATCAAAATATGATGATAGATTATCAAATATATTATCATTTACATCCTGCTGGCAGAATGGGCACTTGGGATTAGATTTACTGAAATATGTTAAACCTTCCTTAACCCAATCACTGTTATTGAGCATTGTAATTAAGTCTGAAACACTAACGTCTTTTTTCCCTAGAATACGCTCACTCCAAATCTCCCTACTCAAAATATCATCTATCCCATTGAAGGATGGAATTGTAATTGATACATGTGATGTCAATTCAGTAGAAAAAACAATTTTTGCTTTCTCAATTAGCTCTGCTATTGAGCAAACTTCTGATGTGTTATTTTCATACTCAGCCAACACTCTAGCTTTAAATTTTTCACTACTATTCCTTAATCCCTCAAAAGCCTTTGAGAACACATTATCATGTTTTATTTTTTGCTTCCAACATGAATCTTTAAAAGATTTTTCATGGTCTTCGATTTGTTTAACAACGCCTAATATATTATCACCACCATCTATTAGCTTTTCCTTTGCTATAATAGATTCTATTAGCTTATTTTTTTCTTCTTCAAGAGATATTAGTTTCTCTTCATCCTCCTTAAGATCGCTACCAAGGGTAAATACACCTTTAATTTTATCTTGACTAAAATTTCTTTCAACAAAATCTTTATTATATACGTAGCTTATTAAAGATATATTATTTTTCCATTTAATCGGACATGTTGGATATTGTTCAGGGTCATTAATAATTTTACTTATAGTTGTTTTACCTGCACCATTAGCTCCATATAAATAGTTAAATTTAGAAAGCCCATGTAAAAGCTGAGTAGGGCCATTATATGAGCCTACTTTGTCAATAACTACCTCTTCAATCATCCTCTAATCCTCAAAAAACAGATTAATCCTATCAAATCAATGATAATAGAAGACATTACTTACCTAATTACAAGGTGATCATTTATACAGCTGTGAATAAATCAGGCTAATCATCTATTTGTCATAACGCGCGCTCGTATCCCCGCCACGCCTGCCCGCTTTATGCAGTGATTTTCATGCACCTGCATGACATAAGCGAAAGCCCGCCAGTTCTGGGGGGCCTCAGCAAAAACGATCCTCAAACGATCATGCAATTTCATGCAGCATAGTCATGCACAGCCAAGAGAAGTGAAAATCCGTATCTGAATGACCACTTAAAAAACGAAATATACGGGTTTACAAACATGGAGGTTCACTGTGAGCGAAGAGCGGAAGTTGCCTTAATTAGGTTACATGGGGGACAAATGTTACTAGCATGATTATGCGGGATACTTACAATACCACGCCTTAATTGCTTTGTTATCCCACCAGAAAGTCATGGAGCCGCAACTGATAAGAAAATTGTTGTAAAAGTGCCAGTTGGTTACTCTGAATTTCTGCTTAGCCAGGAGAGTGCCTGCGTTGTCAGCGAATGCGTAAGTTGATCCTTCAATGCAGAAATAGTTCAATTTATTAAACAACACTCCTGGCGGGATTAACGCCGCATCTATAATGCGTGAGAGTGTGCATGCGCAATTTCAGCAAAAAAATTGAAAATAGCGCTACTAACTTCCCTTTATTTTTAGTTCGTTAAAAATATCTTCGATTACCAATCCATTTTTAATTAAATGCTGCACAATATTTTCATATTCTTTGAAATTGTCAATATGCAAGCCATGATCTTTTTCTTTAGCAATTCTCGTGATCACATGTACGCTATCTATATAATCAATCTTATTTTTAAGAGCATTGAGCAAACTTATACTTGGATTTAAAGTTGAGATTAGTTTACCAAACTCGGTTTGTAACTCTTTGGATTGATGAGTATTAATATAATCTTCAATAAAAGCATCAAAATCTCCTTGCAACTCAACTTTAAGGTTTGCTATATCCTTCATAATATTTTCTAACTCAGAAGAGTATGGCCGACCATGTTTAAAATCGAATAAAAAAAGATTTGCTTTCTCAATACATTCGCAAATATAAAAAACTGTATAAAGGGAATATTTTTGCTTAACTTTTAATTTTCCATAGGCGTAGTGAACCAAAAGATGCTTAGCATTAATAACATTTTTATTTTTTGAAAGTTGATTGTTAGTTGCAGGCGGATAAATTACCACATCAACATTATCTAAATTTTGAAAAGTTTTTAAAATAAGAGCCTCAACCTTATTCCAATCGAGGCCCCCATTACCACAGCCTAAAGGTGGTATTGATATTGATGTAATTTTTTTTTCATCTATAATTTTTGCTAAAGATTCAAGGCCTTGCGAGATAAAATCATATGTTGATTTTTTTCTCCAACTATCTTTAGTGGGAAAGTTTACAATTATTTTTCCCTTTTCCTCTACAATTAAAACCTGTCCAATTTTCATTGTACCAGTGGCGCATGCTCTCTTATAAACTTCGAAATTATAGGGAAAAGTTTCTTTAAAAGCCAAAGCAATACCCTTTCCCATGACTCCTTGGCAGTTTACAGCATTCACAAGAGCTTGCGATGTAGAGTTTAGAAGATTTCCGCTTGCATACTTAATCATAGAATTAGAACATATAAGTGTTGATCGTTATCAATATACTTAATCCTTGTTGTTTTATCAACCCTTCAACATATTTTTTTTCGTTATCATTTTTGACAAAGATGCAATGGAAATTTTTCGGCTCGACCGTTACACTTGATAAACACTCAGCCATACATACAGATTTGCATTCTGCATTTTTATAATCCCTTATATTCATTAGCTCCCAGTCAATTTGGGCCATTCCTTGTTCATAATCTAAGAGGTCTATAACAGAACTGGTGGATAATGGATGTTTAGGTATAACTTTCCAACCATTTTCTTTGGCAAATGCCCGACAAACCGAAATAATACAAAATGATTTTTCCTTATGATCTTTCAGGACTCTTCCATCAAATGGATTCTTAGTAAAGAAATGAAAAGGAACCATTGTTTGCAAATTTAATGCTTCGCGACCTGTTATTATTTCACCGTCGGCCACATCAACAAACTCACCTTTTACTGATGCACGAGATCTTAATCCTGTGTCTAAAATACTAGGTAGATTATCCATACATGTTAAATGATAGAGAAGATACTGATCTTCAATTCTTTTCCTTTCGCTCATTTCAACTCATCCTTTCAAATTCGTAAGTCTATTTATAGAACCAAACCTCACTGACAGTCAAGGTTTTTAAGATTATTCACATTGCCTTCTGCCTGTCGATCTAATTATTTTCGATTTTTTGGGTATGATTTGGCATTATTGATATACAAGGTAAAACAATTTTTCAGTAGTTTACTGACGCTGAGTGATTACGATTGCTAGCTTGGGAAGGCAATGGCCATAGTGCATGTGCTGAACAAAATGAAAAAGGCAGGGACATTCTGGTCTTCCCCATGAGTATGGATTTTCATTGCATCGATGGGTATGAGCAACGTCCCCTTGATTAAGGATAGCGTTGCATCGTCCCGTTGAACTCACAACACAAATCGTACAATCACTTATCAAAATGGCCGCCCACCTTACGCCTCGTTTCACTCGCTACCCAAACTAGCCCCCATCAGAATGAATCCTCCTGGGGGCAACGTTTCTTAATGCAGCCAGCTGTCGTCTTCCCACACCTTCTGCATAATTTTCATCACTTGTTTTCTTTCTTCATCCAGTTGCAGTCCGGTCAGTTCCACACCGTTAGAGCTACCTTTACGGATACGAATTACCGTTTTGGGATATAGGGGGCGCAGATTGCGGTAAAGCTCGGATTCAAGGGCGTCCAGGGTAGACTGGCTAATCTTCTGCTCTTTATCGATCATTATTTCAATGCGCATAAAAGTCACCTCAACTGATGACATCCATTGAGCGGTTGTATTCGTGGGTTCTGATTTTTGCCATGAGTTCATCTGTCAGTTCAGAAACCCACTGCAGGGCCAGCCCCTTCTCTTCATCACTACACTCACTAGCCGCTACAAGCTTAAGAAAAAAATCAATGCGCTGGAGCTTCAAAGACTCCAAAAAATAGTCCTGCATTTTTCCTCCTATGACACCACAAGCAATACTGTAAATATAACCACTGTTTATATTTACAGTATATAATAATCTTACTGATGTAAAACGTTTTTTTACGTTCATCAGCCTGATATGCCTGGTATTATTAAGAGCACGAATTGTTAACCCGCGTAATTAATACAGGTTTCGCCACTTATCATCTTCCTGCAAACGCTGGTTCCGATAGAAGATACGCAGGCCTGCTCCTGACGGAATACTGCCGCCGCGAAGGAGTAAATCGACCTCTTTCTCGCTGCCATCAAATCCTCTGGACTTCAGTTCATAGACGAGCTGCTGTCGTTGATGGTCTGTAATTCGCTGTTTGTAGTCTCTACGCCGTTTCGGCTTCACCAGGCGTAACCTTGCTGCCAGTTCCCGGCGCTCTTTTTTGCTCATACTGTGCAGGTAATCGTGCAACTCCTTGTCATCCATGCGGGTAATGTCCGTTCTGGTGTCCCCATCAGCTGATTTGTCTTTCCCTTGTTGGTTCAAATTTTCAGCAAGGGGATAGTTATTGCCACGAGTCCAAGGGGCGCAAGCGCCCTGTTCGGCTGCCGCCTCCTGAACGTCAACGGCCTTACGAACCATTTTCCACTTCACTGCATGAGTGCAGATCTTGCCCTCTGCAATGGGTGACCAGATGCCATAAATACGAATACCGTGATCGCCATAGGCGGTCGGCTCTTCGTTAATTTCATAAGCTGTTCTGATAAGGTGATATTTGCGGGGAACCAGCACGCCGCCCTGCTTCATGATGTAGGTCGCAAAACAGCCAGCATCAGCAGCAGCCAGGATGGCATCAAGGCGTGGGTTATCCAGTACCGGCGCACCTGCTTTTATGTCACCCTGCTGCCTTGCCGCCTGACCAGCCAGCAATCGCAGTTCACGATAAGCCTGACGCCCCGGAATACCAAAGAAGCGGAATTGCTGAACACGATGCAGAGACGCCCAGGCATTCACGTATTCAGCGTTATCACGCAGGGATTTACCCGTTTCCTTGCTGATCTCGCCAGCCAGACCACGCCCGTCAATGTTCTTACTGATATATTTCGCGATGTAGCTTGTCGGCGTTCCTTTGCGCGGGTTAATCAACTCAGACTTAAAGCGCGGCCCCGTGTTATTGCCCAGCTCCTCGCGGTCTTCACGGATGGCAAACTTACGCAGTAATGCAGTGATGGCGCGGCGGTCTTTTTTGCGCATAAAACACAACAGGTGCCAGTGAACTGTACCGTCATGATGTGGCTCAGCCACCCGCACGCCATACCACCGCAATCCGGCTTTGTGCATCGCCTTACGAAATGCAGCAAACATGCCGACCAGATAATCACTGCTTTGTCTTACCGTCGCATTTGTCCAGGTCGGGTTGGGCCTGCCGTTATTTAGCGTGGAATGGAAACGTGACGGACAGGTGATGGTGTAGAAAACGGCGCAGTCACCGCGCATTTCCGCGATAAGCTCCAGGCCTTTAACACAGGCCATCATCTCATTGCGGCGATGCGCAGGGTTGCTGCTGCTGGCGTTTACCACATCCTCCATGTCCAGCGTGTCGCCGTCTTCGTTCACCAGTTCATGAGAACGAAAAAACTCCAGCGACTTACGGCGCTGCTCACGTTTATGCATCACGGCTTCATAGCTGACATAGGGAGATGCTTTTTTGCTGACCAGGCAGACAGCACGCAACTGCTCTTCCCGCCATTCGCAACGCATCTTCCATAATTTCCGGTACCACCAGTCAGCGCACAACATACGCGCCAGCGAACCCGGAATGAGTTCATAGGGCACGGGTTTACGGCGGTTTCTTTTCCGGCGGAGTTGCTCAAACGCAGGCGGTATGACATCCAGTCGCAGGGTTTCTGCTGCCACCTTTTCCCATGTCTTGCGGATTTCTTCAGGCTTAACGTCATCGGTGGCATACAAATCGCCACAAGCTGCATCAAGGCACATGCTCATATGCGCAGCAACAAGGGTGGACAGGCGTTTCACCTGATCCTGACTCATTTCAGGCAGAATCAGCAGGCCGTCCAGCCCTTCATGGCTTGCCATAAAGCGAAAAGAAGTGGATAGCTGACTGTCGCGTACATGCTCCAGCCGTTCCAGACATGGCTTAATCGTCTCACGCAAATAGCGGGAATAAGCCTTTGGCCTGCCAAGGCTGCTGAAGTATTCAATACGTTGCATCAGCGGCTTGCTGATATGGGAAGGCTGGGCATTGACGTCCGCCAGAATGACCATATCTGGATTAAAACGCTGCTGCTCATGCGCCAGCTTTGCCCGACTAATGAGCTTATCCTGCTCCATTTCGCGCTGGACAGGATCACGGGATTCATTAAAGAAATAACGCTCCCAGACCTGATCACTCAGTGCCTCGCGGCGCAGCTGTTCCTGCTCGTTATCGGCAGCGTACAGAGTGATCAGGTTTGAAAGCGCAGAAACCGGCGCAACTTCCGCCGGGTCCAGATAAGGGTTAATGGCCTTTTTCGGGCTGTTCCATGAGAACGATGCGGCAGCCTCGTTAAAGCCGCAGCAGTTGTTCATATCGGCATGGCTCATGCACGTACTCCGTACACGGCAGAACTATCCACGCCACGCGAATAATCAAATCCCACCCAGCAGCGCGGCCCGGAAACAGCAATGATTTCTGTTGCTGATTTACCCTCGCCAGCTGCCACACCGATGCTGCGTTTTGCCTTGATGTAGTGGTGAGTAAAATTGCGATACAGCGAACGGATCAGGGATGTGTCACTGTTAGAAACAATGACCGGATGTCCTTCTGATGACCGATGTTCAAGAACAGATGCCAGGTGATACTGGTCATCTTCAGTGAAACCATCAGTGTGATAGCCGGAAAACTTACCGTCATACGGCGGATCGCAATACACCACATCCCCCGCCTTCAACATCGCCAGCGTTTCATCAAAGCTGGCGCAGATAAACGTTGCTCGCTGGGCCTTTTCTGCAAATGCGCGAATTTCTTTTTCAGGGAAATACGGATTTTTATAATTACCGTAGGGAATGTTGAAATGCCCGCTCTTGTTATAGCGACATAAACCACGGTAACCGTGACGATTGAGATACAGGAAATATACCGCTTTCATGAAATCAGTAATTTCAGTGGAGTAATTAAACTCCTGCCTTATGTTGTAATAAGCCACCTCCCTGTTTGCGATCTCAAATAAAACTCTGGCGCGAGATATAAACGATTCACAATCAGCAGCAACCTTTTTATAGAGGTTGATTAAATCAGGATTAATATCCGCAACCAGATAGCTGGGGTAATCCGTCTCCATCATCACAGCACAGGAACCCGCGAAAGGTTCAACCAGTCGCGGGCCAGCAGGAAGGTGTTTTTTCAGTTCGGACATAATGGCGGTTTTATTTCCCGCCCATTTCAGGATGGTGCTCATACAGCACCTCCGTTGTAATGTTTGCCTTTCAGCTCTGCGATTTCCTGACAGGTAATGCAAAGCTGCACCCCCGGAATGGCACGGCGGCGTGCTGGCGGAATTGGCGCTTCACACTCAACGCAAAGCACGCGGGACACGCCCGGCGTTTTGGCACGGGCAGCACGGATATGACGTTGGCGTTCTTCTTCAACTCGCTGCTGTACGAGATCCATTGCATCAGCCATCAGTGGATCTCCTGCGCTTCGTTCTGGATTGCTTCAGCAGTCACACGCAGCAGTTCTGCCGCTTCGACGTGGTTTAGTTGGCGGGATGTGATATGACACGCCAGGTTATCAAGGCGAGCTGCCATTGCTTCAGCCCTTGCCCGGCGTTCTTCCAGACGAGCCTCTGTCAGTAAAATATTAAGCCCTGCATCATCCGGTCCGGTTTTAGTCGTGAGGGTTTCAATATTACGCATAATCAATTCTCCTGAATTTAGATAAAGGGATGCCCGGCGGGTTTACGCCATTAATTTCATTAGTTGGTTAATTCGGCATGGTTAGCCGTCTGGGAAATAAGCTCACCACTGCACGAAAATGATTCATTGCTTTAATCAGCTCCCGCTTTTCGTCAGTGGTCAGCTCATTAATGCTGATGCTATGACGTTCAGCTGGAATTTTTGCCATAAAGAATATGGCAGCCAGTGCCCGTTTATTTTGTTCATTATTGATATCCCGTGGATCACGCATATCTTTAATAAACCGCTCAAGCTCTGACTCAATATTCATGCCAAAAACTTTCGCCCTTAACTCCGCAATGTGATTAAGTCCATTCAGGCGTTCACCGGGGCTTAATGGAACAGTTGCTGCAGCGCCATTAATTGCCATACTTCATATCCCCCAAACGCAGCTATCGTTCTTTGTTCTTACGGTAACGCTCAAGAGGAGATACATTTTTTCGTATCGTCTCTTTAACCTGCTCTCCCCGTAAAAACGTCCCATCCTTTAACGTGAAAAAGTAACTGCCATCGCCCGACAATGACGGATAGCAACAGAGCAAATCATCTTCAGGTACTGAATAACTCTCCCCTCTGTAACGAAACTGATAAACCACTTCACTTTCTGCCGCATACATTTGGACTTTCTCCGTTTCCTCGTGGTCAATTCAGACAGCAATTCATCTTGTGAATGACATGGATGCCAGCGTTTTCCATCCTCACCCGTGATCCAGCCGTGACCGTAGTGCATTGCCGGACTTTGTTTTACCAGCAGCGACGCAAATGATGGTTCTTTCGTCAGCATAAGCACCTCACAGCAAACCGAATGAAGCACCGAGGCCAGTCACGGTATCAACTGCACTCGCCATCGCAGGATTAGCCTGTAAACGGGCCTGCAATGAAACAGCCGCCAGCGCCATCAGTCGTGTTACAGAGTTAATGCTGCTGATAGCATCACGACGACCTGCACTGGTTTTTACATCGCCAGATACCGCACCTGCAGCAACACGCCCGATCTCTGCGGTTGCACTCATGACGTAATGTGGCAGTTTCTCTTTTGCTACCTCATTAATCGGTACACATGGCAGACAATGAATCTGTGCCAGAAAACCATCTACCAACGTTGAATCTTCAGTCAGATCGGTAAGCAGCCAGATTTCTGGTGCGGTTAATAAATGAGGTTGAGCTGGGTTCAGCTTGTTCCGCAGAATCTGCACATTCATGCCCGCACGTTCTGCCAGTTGCACCAGATTGTGGCGCAGTGCGAATGCACGACAGGCTTCATCAAAATGTGGATGTTTGGAAACTTGGTAATCAAACATGGTTTTCAACTCCGAACTTATCGCAAAATCGAACTCAGCGTCTTATTGCGAAAATAGACGTCTATTAAGCAGACAAAGCATCAACAGTCAGAGCAGCCAGGTTAATCATTACCTTTTCACGTTTTTTGTCTTTACGAAGACGATGACGAGGTAGTCGGCCATCAGCCAACATGTCGTTAATCGTATCAATAGAAAGGCCAGTCAGTTCGCTATAACGTTCGATTGTGACATGTGGTGTATTCAGAGTAATTGAAATGTTAGGTGTCATAAGGCAACATTCCTTCTAGATATGGCTTGTGGCGAGCCGTTGTTTGTCGTGATTAGTAGTGAAGGCTCCAAAAGAACACTTCTGGTTCAACTTTAAGATCGCTTTTGGAATCTGTCAACGAATTTTGGATTTCTTTGGAGGACTTGTGGATTTCAATAGCGGCGGTAAGAAAGCCATAGAACGTTTAGTTGAAGCATATGGGTTCGGTACTCGTCAGGCTCTCTGTGATCATTTAGGTGTTTCTAAGAGCACCATGGCAACGCGCTATATGCGTGATATTTTTCCAGCAGATTGGGTAATCCAGTGCGCCCTTGAAACGGGCACCTCGCTTAATTGGCTAACAACAGGGCATGGTTCAAAGCAAGCATCAGCAAATACAAATACTATAGAAGTAGAAAAATATTTATTGTCTGATGGAGCATTGCAGAAAGACGGTTTTTATATTTTTGATAAGGGATTTCTACCCTCTACGTTTAAAAAACCTTTTGTCATCACAGATAACAATTCTGAATTTATTTGTGATAAAGAATTTGATGATATACGTGATGGTAAATGGGTAATAAGTATTGATGGCGAAATAACGATCCGTGACATTACTCGTTTACCCGGTGGAAGAATCTTCGTCGAGGGTGGAAACAGAGCCTTCGAATGCAAGATAGAAGACATTGAAATAATTGGTAAAATTATAAGTTTAACAGTCAAGTATGTTAAATAGTACCGGGAGGAAACTATGCTTGGTAAGGTATTTTTTGTGGTTTTGTCATGTTCTTTGTTATTAAACCCACTAACTACCTATGCTAGAAATTATCCCTGCTCAGGGAAAAAGGGAGGTGTTTCTCACTGTACCTCAGATGGCAAATTCGTTTGCAATGATGGAACTATTAGTAAATCCAAAAAAATCTGTACTAAAAACTCACGATAATTTTTGTTTTTATATCTGCGTCTAAAATAAAAATGAGCCGCAGGTTAACCGCAAAAGTTACATGCTCACATAGCAAAAAGAATAGCCAACTTCATTATGGCTTCAGTGAGATGTATGGTCGTAGGATTTCATACATTGACACTGGTTATACATACAGTAAAAATGCTCTCTACTGGAGGGCATTTTTTATGGCAGTACGAAAACTCACCACAGGGAAATGGCTTTGCGAATGTTACCCCGCCGGACGAAGTGGGCGTCGTGTGCGTAAACAATTCGCCACCAAAGGCGAAGCTCTGGCTTTTGAGCGTCACACGATGGAAGAAACCGAATCAAAGCCCTGGCTGGGCGAATCAGTGGATCGTCGAACCCTGAAAGACGTGGTTGAGCTATGGTTCAAACTACATGGTAAATCTCTGACTGCTGGACAGCATGTCTATGACAAATTGCTGCTGATGGTTGACGCTCTAGGCAATCCTCTTGCAACCGATCTCACCTCTAAAATGTTTGCCCACTATCGAGATAAACGCCTGACAGGCGAGATCTACTTCAGCGAGAAATGGAAGAAAGGAGCAAGCCCGGTCACCATTAACCTGGAGCAAAGCTATCTAAGTAGTGTTTTTAGCGAACTATCCCGTCTGGGCGAATGGTCGTATCCGAACCCACTGGAGAACATGCGAAAATTCACCATCGCAGAAAAAGAGATGGCATGGCTTACCCATGAGCAGATTGTTGAATTGCTGGCTGATTGCAAACGTCAGGACCCAATTCTGGCACTGGTAGTTAAGATATGCTTAAGCACAGGCGCACGCTGGCGTGAAGCCGTAAATCTTACCCGCTCACAGGTGACCAAATACCGAATTACCTTTGTCAGAACGAAGGGGAAGAAAAACAGAAGCATCCCTATCAGTAAAGAGCTTTACGAAGAGATCATGGCGCTTGATGGGTTCAATTTCTTCACAGACTGCTATTTTCAATTTTTATCCGTGATGGAAAAAACGTCTATCGTGCTCCCTCGCGGTCAACTCACACACGTTCTGCGCCATACGTTTGCGGCGCACTTCATGATGTCGGGTGGAAACATTCTGGCCTTACAAAAAATTCTCGGACACCACGATATAAAAATGACTATGCGTTACGCACATCTGGCACCGGATCATCTGGAAACGGCGCTCCGTTTCAATCCTCTGGCAACGCTGCCAAGTGGCGACAAAGTGGCGGCAGCGGTTGGCATTACCCCGTAA